TAACTCTAGTTAATGGTGAATTAGCTTTGGTTTGAACACTTTGAACAGCTGCAGATAAAGATTCAAAAGCATCGGCTTCTTGATAGTTTGCTACAATGCTGTCAAATCTAGATGTATCACGCACAATTGCTTGAGCATCTTTGATTGTTCTAAATTGCCTTCTTCCTGCTTCAGCCCCAACTCTAACCGATTTATATCCTGGAATCATATCCAGCAAAGAGTCATGGCTCATCTCGTTACTTAGTGGTTGATTATTTCCACTAAATAGATTTCTAGCAATTCCTGCTGCTCTCTTGCTAGCTGAGAGTGAAGAACCAGGTCTTACTGATTCAGAGACGGGACCACGCCTTTGTCTATAAAGATCTGCTACTGGGTTTCTGTTAATCTTATTTGATTCAGTCCAAGCAGTAGCTAAAGCTCCTGTCGATCTTTGAGAAAGGGCAATTCCTTTATCTACTATATTTACAGAATCATGACCAATTTCCTGAAGCATTGCCTTTAAACTAAAACCGGCATATGCTATCTTTTGTTTAGCATAGTCTGCAGTTCCACGTTGAACTACTTGGTCTATGGTCTGTAATTGCTCATTAAAGAATGCCGAAGAACTTGACTTTGCAGCACCAGCAAGAGCGCCTGGTAGCATAAAGCCACCCATCTGCATCGCAGTGGTTCTTGCTATGTCTTTAGCAAAGTTAGCTATATGAGAAGTGGGGTTGTACCATTTTTGATTAGGATCACGAGTTTTGTCATTTGGATCTTTGTTGCCTAAGATCCTTTGATTTACAACTTTGTCTGCAGCGTAAAATGCTGGAACTGCATAAGGTAGGGTTCTGGCTTGTCTAACTAAACGGGTTTGAACGCTATCTCTAAATAGCCAAGATTTAACTCCTGTTTCCCTTCCAGTTTCTCTTGCAATCGATTCTGCAGTTAAAGCGGATTTTCCACTAGCATAGCCGGTAGTTAATTTTCCGGCAGCATCCCTATATACAAGGGCATCTTGAACTCTATTAGTAGCTACACCTTCAAACTCGTCTAAAAGACTTCGTGCTTTTAATATTTTTTGAAAACCAGATTTTAATAGCTGCGGGGAATCTGCCTGTGCAACTTTTTCAGTAAGAGTAAGACCAAGTTTAAGGCCCCCTTGTCTCATGAACTGAGTTGCGTAATGTGCTGCTATACCAGTTCCTATTAAGGCCGTAGCCATTTTCATAATAGGATGACCCTCTAGGGATCTTGCTATAAAACCAGAATCAGGAGATATGCCGTCTTTTGGCGTATCACTATCAGGCATATCGCGTGAAGTGACACCAAAGCCAATGTTGTGTATAGGCTGATTGTCTCTGATCATTTTCTAACCCTTAGATAAAGATAAAATATTTACATGCCCATAAGCTTTTTAGCAATTGGGTCGTTATATTTAGCTTCGCCTTCTTTTCTCTTGGCTTCATGTCTAGCTGCTTCAGCTGTTGCCTTTTGAGCTTCTTCTTCGGGGTCAATCAAAGCTAATGTAACGTTGGTAGATTCAATGCCATTAATAGCTTGTTTAATCTCTATGATTTTTTCTGCTAAAGCTACTCTTTCGGCCAATTGAGAATAACTAAGATTGTCCAAAAACTCTGGACTATCTGTATGTATAGTAGCCAATACAAAAGCTTTCATTAAGCTTCTAACGCTAGAAGCTTTTTCCCTTTTTTCCTCTAAGATATATTTAGCTGTTTTTGCAGACGAAAAACCAGAAAACTCTATTATCTCTTCACATAAAGAGGTAACAGCTCCAGGGGGTATATTGTCAATTTCAAAATTTTCAGGATAAACAATTGAGTTTAAAATTATAAGATCTTCGACATCGGCAGAAGAATATTCTATACTATTCTTATATTCTGCTATTTTATCAAACTCAGAAAATGTTAATTCTCTAAAATAATACTCTTGACCGTTTTATGCTGACATTGAATATTGACCCATATTTCTTTCTATAAGAATATAGTAATTCTGGGTCTAACATTTTACAGCTGTCTTACCTCTAGGGCTACGAATCCAGAAGCTTCAAGCACTTCTTGTGAGATAAGCGAAGGAAGTCCCGCCATATCCTCTGTGAGTGCTCTCTTATCGTATTGTGGGAACAAGATGCAAAGCTCTGATATGGCTTCTTCGTTCCACATATTAGCCTCTGCCTGTGACATTTGTCCAGCCTGGATGAGTTGTTCCATCTTCTTAACTAGCTGCTTGTACTCAATTCTAGAAAGAACTCTCCAAACAATATGCTTGTCAAATGAGATTGAAGTAACGTAAACTTCACCATACATTTTCTTCCAAGATTTGACGCTACCAGCAGTAGGTCCATCTTCAAATATCTCAACATCGTCAGCTAGCTCTTCTACAGTAGTAGCCTCAGATGGGTCTATACCTGAATCTGCTTCAAACATCTCTTCTTCTTCTGGAAGCAATTCTTCAATATCTTTGACCGAGTACACTTCCGCACTGTCTGCGCCAGCAGCTTGTGCTAAATCTTCATCCGTATTCTTTACGACTACTTTTCTACCTGTTGCCATTTCAGCTCCTTTAAAGTCTTATTACTCATTATATCATATTTCATTTTTTATTACTAACCTGGATAGGTTAAACCTTCTTGTGCCCCAACATTAATATGTATCGTTTCACCTGTTACTTGACCTGTTGACGGTTGTGTTCCAGAGTTTTGTTGACTTGGAACTGAAGCCCTAAGTGCTGTATATGGATTCTTACCATAAGAAGCTTCTGTGAAGTAGTGGTCTCTTGCAATAAAGTCGTATGTCTCCACTAAAGGTTGACCACCTGGCTCAAACCCAGTCGACATATTGGTTAAATGTACATTTTGTAAAACAATCTTCATTGGGCCCATCCCGGAACCGCCACTGTGTTTTACTAATCTTTGGTTGATATCAGTTGCCATTATTTTATCTAAACTATTATATTGATCAATCGAAGCAGAGTCGTCATTCTTACTTGAAGCAGTTGGTGTTAAGCTTGAGTCCTGTACCCCGTACATTATTATTAAATTAAAAGGAGGATGTGAACTAAATATATTATGTCCTTCTGAAGAATTTGAAGCTGGGTCTGAAGTAATTCTATCTAACTGACTATATGCCCAGTACTTTTGTATATTTTCCTCATCAACTAAAGACTCTGACTGAGACCCCATAAGAGAAACTACGCTGTTGCTATTTGGCTTATTTGAGGCAGAGTTTACTCTTACTTCTGCAGCTTTTTCTAATAGGTCGGTCATTCTTCTAGGGTATCTAGTGTAGAGACTTAATCTTCCAGCAATGGCTCTAGTACCAAGCATCATCGCATCAAAGTTATAAGACCAAAATCCATAAAGAGGTTGTTTTTGTTGTTGAACAGTGAAAGTAAATCCAGCTGTATCTAACTCATCTTGTGGATCGAATAATCCATCAATATAAATTTTTACATCTTCACCAGAAAAATAGTAGTCATAATAATTACTAAATTTTTGATCATTAGTGTCTTTTCCTCCGGCCCCAATTGAGGTCTACGTCAGAAGAAAGTGGATCAAAAGTATTTCCAGCTCCAACTAATGGATTATTTCCTACATATTGTCCCCAGGGGATATAGCCACTAAATGGCCTATAAGGTGGACGACTCGGCATATTTTTACTCTGTTCCTTCTATAACGTCCATAAAGTTTCTATAATTAGCAACAACAGAATCTCCAAATGCATTCTTTGATATTCTAATTCTTTCTGCTTTTTCATCCGCTAAAGAATTGGGATATCTTATTTCATCATCAGCTGGATCTAGCTGAATTAATGGTTGTATTCCTCTTGCCATGTATGTGTAAGTTTGCTCAGTGATAAGGTCGTCTATAGACATTGTACCACCTTCGTCTACTATGGTAACTCCATAAATCTTCATTTTAGAAGCTAATCCATATTCGTTAAAAAAACTAAACACAATATCAAAAGGTGGAAGCATGTCAGCCAATGGAGCATAAGAGCCTCTGGTCTTTGCTAGCTCTCTTTTAAAGTTTGCTATTCTATAAAAAGCATACTCGTTAAATACAGTAAAAATCATCGAACCAGCTATTGTTCTTGCGCCTTTTACAAATCCCTTTGGATTGACGTGGCCAAGAGTTCTTATTGGTGAGTTCTCCCTGTGTATAGAGTACGATATAGTTTGAAGTTCTGCCAGTTCTAGGACATCGCCTTCATCTTGCATTTGGCCATTTGTGCCTATTTTAGGTATAACTAAGGTTGCAACAATATCGGCACCAGAATAAGACATATCTGAAAATGGATCAGGTAATCCATTCCTATGCCTAAAGTCTTTTATAGTATCTTGATAAGATATTGATCTTCTATTAAAGGCATCCGTTGTTGTAGGCTGATCATTATTTGATGGAATGATTATAGTTGTCATTTAAGATTCCTTTTATAAATTGAAAAATGGTAATGGAGGACAAGATAACCCATCCTCCATTACCACCTTCTTGAATCCTTTTAAGATTAGATTAAGGTCTAATTATATCGCTGTTTAACTTAGATGAAGAAACTGCATCTGGGCTAATCAACTTGCTAAGATCGCCGTTGAATCTATCCTTGAGATTATCTACAGTAATTCTGTACATAGGACCAATTTCACGAGCAACATAAGTCATTGTTTCTTCAATAACGATGTCGTCCATTGATGCTCCCGAGCCCTCATTGAGGAGTTCGCAACCATAAATTGATCTTGCTGCACCTTGTCCATATTCGTTTACAAATGTGATTGTAATGTCAAATGGTGGAATCTGGTCTGCGTAGAATGGGGTCTTACTTACTACGTCCTTGATGGTGCTAGACACTTCTGAAATACCTCTCTTGTGACCTGGATCACCTGGAATGGTATTATGTGCTCTTGTCCAATACTTCATATCATTAGGAGTATTGTGATTAGCCTCAAGCATTTGGTAGAGAGCTGGACGGTCAAAGACTGTGAAAATCAATGAACCGGCGATTCCTCTTTTACCTCTTGAGAAAGAGCGTGGGTTTGGTGAACCCATTGTGTAGATAGGTGCTTTTTCTCTGGTTACTGAAAAAGTAATTCCAGAGAGTGCTCCAATTTCGACGCCACCAAAGGTAGCAACGATGTCTGCGCCTGAGAACGTGGTGTAAGTATTGAGGTACTTATTTACCGCGCTATCGTAATATCCTTCTGCCATATTATACCCTCCAATTCGGTATATTTATATATGTTATATATATATTTGTTGATTAAGCTCCGGTGCCTGCACCAGCGCCTAGACTGATCGAGATGGAGACATCAATGGTCTTCAACTCAAATGCAGGAGTAAGAACAAGATCGATAATCGCTCTGTTCTCAGCTGCAACGTACGAGATAGTGAAATCACTGTCCAAAAGTGCACCCAATTGCTGCATACCTCTTAAAGCTGAAGTAATTGCAGTTTCCATTGAGTTTCTTGTTTGGATAGTAGATGCTTCACCAATGAACTTCTGACATACTTGGCGGACAAGCAATGCTGCTTCATTAACTATCTTCAAAGTTGACAATCTTGTGAAGTCTGAATTTGCTGATGCAAGGGTAAGACCATCACTAAAGATAGGAGCTCTGTTGAAGTTAAGAATAACACTGTTGATCGACTTATCTGATAGTGAAGTTAAAGATGTTCTTGATGCATTGTAACGAAGTTTTGCAATGTTGAAAACAACCTTATTTACAGGAGAAACATATGAAGCCATTCTGCTAAGTGCTGCTGCGTAAGCAGAAGCGCCATTAGCATAGCCCCAAGCTGTTGGGTATCCTGCTGATTGTAATTCAGTAGCTATTACGCTAACGAAACGACCAACTTCTGCAAGAACTGAATCACCAGCACTTGATGGAAGATTAGTAAGGGCGAGATGAGTAGCAACCTGTCCCGGAGTCATTACTTCATTCGTAGCTCCTGCACCAACAAAAGGCTTTACGCCCATAACTGCGTAGCATGGATGCGTATTCTCGTTTATGGTCTTAACAGCCTGAGCGACTCTGTATGCCATGCTCTTGAGAACAGTCGTAGTGTCATCTGCGTAAAATCCAAAGTCTGTATCAGTAGTGCTTGCATTTGGCGTTGCACCTTGAACATCCCATTCGTATGGGTGACCACCACGGCCCCACATCACGATAATATCAGGCTGTGCTGCTTCTGCTGCGGTAAATGCATCATCGAAAACGCTTACTGCACTTGATGTAACGTCAGCTTGCGTTGACACTCCACCAGCAACATATACCGAATTCGATGGAAGTGGAACCATGTAGATTCTATCTGCTCCACCACTAACCAATTCGACAAATGCTTTGTGGAGATGTGAGCTATCGCCAAATGCTGTAATAGCATCGGCTTCGTTTACTATCTGGATAACGTCAAGGTCAGCTACGCCGCCTGTGCCATTCGCCGTGCTTCTCTTGCCTATTACAACAATTCTTGGACCGACAGGAGTATCCTGACGGGAAATGCTATAAAAGCGATCTTTTAATACTGTTTTTACACCTGGTAGAGCCATTAAGTTTTAACCTCCGACTTACGGAATATAGGACTAATTCAGAACTTATAGTAATGGAGGTGCTCCCGAAAGCAACTACATTATTGATTTGGGGTAGCGGTTTGAAATAAATCTATAATATTGATTTCAGTTCCATCAAAGTTTGGAGTTGCTGCATACGCTTGATCTATCAATTCTCTTTCGTAGGCATAGTAGTTTCTTATGTCTATTACGATACTTTCTATCTTTTCATGAGTTGTAGCAAGCAGTTTTTCGGTGGTTAACATATAGGTCACCACTCTTTTATTGACGTCAGTTTCATCTCTATTAATTTCCGAGTCGGAGTATCTTCTAGCATAGACGAACTCTGAGGCTCCAAGTCTTTTAAAGACAGGCGTATACTCAAGCATAAAGTCTTCGAAAACTTCCATTATTCGGTCTGCTATCTCAGCTCCGACATACCTTAATTCAACAGTATGGTCATCGGTTCCCACGGTAGCCTGTATGCTCCCGGCATCGGCTCTAGTTATTACGGTAAAAGCAACAATGTTCTGGAATCTTTGACCATATACGTGCTGGTTAATATCGTTTAATACCTGCCTAGTTCTAGGCTTTGGCTCGCTAGTGTGCGCCTTCTTTAAATCTAGTCCATATGTTATGCAAGGATATTTTGCGTATTTTCCATTAGAGGTGGCAACTATGTCTATATCGGGATGTAATTCATTCCATAGTATTTTAACTATGTCTATAAATTCTAAGTAAGTTAGATTTCCTTGAGCTTGAAGGGGAGGGCCAAAAACCCTGTCGTTAGATAAGCTATCTTCTCCCATCGAAGGGAATGGAAATGAGCCTTGTGGCATATTACGCTCCTGGACCTGTTGATACTGAGAACTTTATATTCTTTAAACTTAAACTAGAAACTAAAGATATATCAAATACTAATACACCTTTTTCGTATCTATCAGCGTAGGCATCAAAATCGTAGTCCCTAATAGCCTTAGCTTTTAATATAGATTCTAACATTGACTTTACATTTGTTATAATCTTGTCATTAGAAAACTTACCGATTGATTGATAACCAATTGATTTTATCTCATTGATTACCATTGCAGCTAATCTTATTTGTGGTGTTTTACTAAAAATACTATTTTTGTTTGCTAAAGTATAATCATTTGAAATATATATCTCATAAGGATTTCCTCTATTAGCTTTTCTGCTTCTATAGACCGTGTTAATACCAAGATTGTCTAATCTACTTAAAGATTCACCCGATAAATTTGCGCCATACAGTGAGTAAGCACTGTTTACTCTCTTTCTTATCATTCCGTTATATACAGGTGTATTAGAAAGTGTTCCTGCAAAAGATGCTGCTGCGGTCCCTGCATAAGAAATTGGAAAACCAGTATGATCAAAATTTATTTCGCCGTATATTGGTATTACAAATCTTCCTAGATCAGAAGAAATTTGCTTATTATTATCATATGTTGTAAATTTATTTTTAAATATTGGATTAGATTCTAATACAGCTATATCTGAATCTTTTACACCATTTGATCTAGAACCTATAATGCCAATTTGAACAAATCCAGTTTCATTGTGAAAGTCATTACAATAATTTGCTAATTGAGAAATAAAATCTACATTTCCAACATTCATAATACTAGTTTCTAGAGGAACTATCATATCTATAAATTCGTAATTTTTTGCTATTTCATAACTTGCCGCTAATCTTTCATAATACTTTTGGTAAAAATTAAGACTTGTTGGTGTTGCTGCAGAAGATGATAAGTAAGCTTTTGAACCTATTCTATCCCCAGTGTAATCTACATATTCACTCATTGGTGCTGTTGCGCAAATGAATATATCTCTAGCCCCAGAATTATATGCCTCAAATATTCCTCTTAATAAAGGAGATTTTCTATCTCCGGATAAAAGGTTAATAGCTTCTTGAATTGAACTAATTCTAATTACATCATTAAGGGCTATTCCGTCTGCATGTCCGATAAGTAAAATTGAATTTGTACTGTAAGGTTGAAGACTGTCGTACATAGGTCTATAGCTTATTTTTGTAGGCTGATTTGGACCAGATAATACAGGAGATACTCCGTCTACATTAACGTAAGATATTTTTCCCGCTGGATATAATGAAGAAAATTGAACATTACTAATATTAAGACTAAATAATACTTGATCTTCTGCCGGAGAATTAGCTATGTAGTAATTGCCATCTATTGAATTTGAAACACCGTAAATATAGACATAATCTCCAGTAGAAAAGCCGTGTGGTCCAACAGTGTATATTTTAACTATTCCATTATTTACTTCATATCCAGAAATTGTTTTTCCGGAAATAGATTTTTCTTCAGTAATTTGAAAATTAATTTCACTTATTTGATCAATATCTTCATGAACAGTTTTTATTACTACCGTGTATATTCCCGACATTAAATTTGGTGGGACAGTATATATAAAATTATATTCAGAATCAGATATTCTTTCTATATAGGCGTCAGATACATGAACTGCTCTACCTGTTTGTTTTGATGGATCAAAGCTAGATAATGATAAAGTAGAGTTCTTAATAGATTTTAACTTTACTGTATACTCATTTATAATTTGCTCTACTTGATATTGCCCATCCATATTTCCGCCAATACCATAAATACTTAAAGTTGAATTAACACTAAGATTATGTTTTATTGAAAAAGTAAAATTAGGATGTATATAACTATTTGAGTCTTTTGTAATACCTGAAATAGCAGTTACCTTGTAACTGGATGACATTACAGATATAGGAGGAAGTATTACGTTGCCATAATTGTTTTGCCCTCTTATGACAGATATATAAATATCTTCTGGGACAGTAGCAAGTAATGGATCATAAAAAGATGAACCATTACTAAACGAAAATTTAAATCTTACATTACCATTCTTGGCAACTAATAACATTTTAGGATGGTCTTTCTCTGGTTGCCCCAGCTACCCAGTATACGGTTTTACCAAATTTACCTTTTATTGGAGAACATTGATCTATTAAAAATACTTGCAATCCAGTTGGATATTCTTCATAAATCCTATCTCCGGACTTAGGATTCGATAAACTGTCAAAATAATAAATCATTTCAGAGTTTACAGTTAGACCTTCTATGTTTTCCATCAGTGAATTACTTTGACCAGTTAGCTGGGCATTGTAGGATCTGACTGTTACCTTTTCCATTCTTGTAGAATACAACATGTCGTCATTTAAACGTCTCTGTAAAAGTATATCATGTCCCCATTGTTTTAATGTATTTCTAAAAGTTGCAACTAGATCAATCATACTTCTTTAATGTTCTATCTGGATTCATAAAATTGTCTCCATTTGGATTTAAGCTTAAATTACCATTGGTACCCATTGTGTACAAACCTGTTTCCGATAGGTATACAGCTGTACCTGTTAAAGGGTCTACCGTGCTAGGGTTGGGTATATTAGCATTAGAGTTCCTAAGAACCACTCCTTTAGCTCCAACTTTGTGGGCTATCATTTCAGATCTTAAAGCTGTAGCAATTTGGCACCAGGTAACAGCGTTTGCTCTTGTTACTAAGCTTCTTGGAGAGTTTCTATTTCTAACCTCTAAGTCACCAAGTCTTACTGATACTTCGTCATCTCCTCCGCCATATCCATAAGTTCTACTTAGCTCGCATGCTGCAGCTGATTTGATATACTCTTGTGCCGTAAAGTTTAAAGCTAAACCGTTATTTACGATCTCGGTAGAAGAAGAATTATATATTTCAGTCACTTCCCTGGAGTAGTGATGGATTATTTCCCCTACTTGAAGAACAGATGCTTCTGGAAAAAACGGCAACAATAATTCTGGATCTATATACAACGGCGTTAAATCAGCAGCAAAGTAAATAGTTTCTGTAGCTCTTAAAGTTACAGTTGGCTTATAATCAACGGTTGATGTACTTACGTATAGCTGTTGTTCTACTAATATTAAAGTTCCATCTGACAGAGTGCCTGTAAATTGAATTTTGTATTCACCAGCAGAACTCGGTTTGTAATCATAGTAAAAAGTTGAAGAAGTTAAGGCAGTCCCAATACCAGATATGATTTGTTGGTCACTTGAGTTGTAAATGCGAACAGCTACAGATACGGGATTTACGTCCACTTGTTCATTTGTAGTTGAATTTATGTCTACAAAATGTACTTTAATTCTAACGGTATCATTAACGAGAACGTTTGCTGCAGACATTACATTACCTCAAAGTTTAGTGGATTATGTTAATATAGTAGTGTTTTAAAAGCTTAATTCTAAGAGTTAAATTAGCTCTACTACAATCTCGCCAGAAGTCCTAATCGAACCTAGAGAGTTTAAGAGTTGCCCTGATTGGCTGCTTCCAACTTCTAGAGTTATTATTCCAGTTGGAGCATAGTCTATTGATATAACACCTATAGTTGACGCAGTAGAGTAATCCTGCCTTGTGCTTGTGATTACATTTATGCCATTAAGGATGATAGGATTTGGCAAACCTTGTACATTTATAATTAAAGTACCAGCGTATGATATTGATGGTTCATTGTATGTCATATCTGCTTGATTATAGGTAGCCATGTACAAAGTCCATTCTTTATAGTTATACTTTAATAGTAATGCACTTATTCCTTATTATTAAAGGGAATAATTTTTTGTATTTAATCTATTCCTGTAATCAGAGTTTAAGTTTGGCATCCAGTATTTATATTCACTCTCTTGCCCGACTAACTCTTCTCGGTCAAAAGATGTACCATAACAAGCTATGCTCAAGTAGGCGTATCTCTGACCTGCTGAGACCGGAAGGACTTCATGTCTACCAATATAACTAGAAGGATATATTGCCACTGAGCCCGCTTTTGGTTTCCATACCGTTGGTATATTTGGAAAATGTAATTCTCCGCCAGTATAATTATAGTCGTTTAATTGATCTTCTGTTTCTACGCAGTCATTTAAGTACAAGTTAATACTAGAGCTATTATGCATTGATACCTGACTACCGGTTGGTTTACCCCATTCGTAAGGGACTTGATCGTCGCAGTGTTGACCTATTCCTTGCCCGTTTTTATATCCGGCTATGTGACCGTTAGGTCTCCACCAAGAAGTTCCTGCTGCGTCCGGAAAATAACAACAGTATTCTACAAGAGCATCATAGATTGCATCTTCTAGTGAATCTATAAAATCTATGTACTTCTGGGGAGCTTCAATGCCTAACTGATTGCCTTTTGTGTCTAAGAATCTTTCAGGTGCTTTTGCTATATCTGATAAATTAAATTTAAAACCAGTTTTATTAGTGGCGTACTTAATCCCATCTTCTTCATGGTAGGTAAAAGTACTTTCTTCATTTTTACGCATCCAACTCATATACTCAAAAAGAAGATCTTGATCTATATTGATTACATTATCAATTATGACCACGCCCATTCCGATGTGTTTTGATTCCACGATGTTCCTTAGTAGTTGGATTTAGTTATGTAGAATTGAGGAGAATCTTCTTTGTATCCAGATTCTAATAAGTGATTTTTTAGATCTTCTCTCAGCGTCGGCATATACACATTGGTAGATTTTTTTGATAACTCGGGATCTTTTAATGGGTCTGACACGTATTCATGCACTTCTTGATTAGGAGTCCCTTGGCTATACCATCCAAGATAACTGTATCTAAATCCCTCTATTACAGGTTTAACTTCATGAGCAGCCATGTAATTGGATGGAAAGAGTAGTACGTCTCCTTTTTTGGGAGAATAATCTATATCTAAATAATTAAAATAATGATGACCACCCATGTAATTGTTTCCATCTAATTCTTCTTCATTGTCAACGGAATCATTAAAGTATACTAAAATACTAATTACATTTCTTAAAGCTAACTGATCTTTTGGTTCCAATACATCGTAAATATAATCAGCACTAGTATCTGAATGAGAACCAAGGTAAACATTTTTTGGGTATTGAAGAATATGACCTTTGACTTTCCACCATACACATTTGTATGCTAATGGAAATAACTCAAAGTATTGTAGCAAACATTTATCTTTTGAAGATTCTATAAAAGATAAGAGGTTACGAAGATCATCACTATCACTATAATGGATAGCGCTAGCTCTTTTGGGCATTTGATCTATACTGCTTTTGTTGAAAAAATAACCACTCTTATTTACATATATTTCTTCGTTAGTTTCAGGGTTAAGTCCAGGAGTGTACATCTCATTCCACTCTTCTTGGATTAGCTCATCAGATTTCTTGAGTAGATTAACCCAATCTAAGCTTAAGCAATTCTCAAATACTACTACTCCACCACCTAAGTGTTTTGGTTTTACTTTATTAAATATCATTTTTTTCAATTTCTTTATTTGTATTATTGCTTGTTAGGGTTCTTTTTGCTGCTTCGGTTAATAAGTATATTTTTTGCTCATCGTCTTTTGCATACTTTTTTTCAATTTGATCTAAATAATCATTAACTATTCTAGGCATCCATACTTGACCACTGTCCATTACATCTGATGGATCTCTAATGTTAACACCTTTTTCTATATGATTAGAACCCTGTGAAAAGTAACCAACGTATGCATATCTTTCACCCTCTTGACATTCCATGACTTGATGAGTTGCTAAGTAGTTAGAAGGAAACATTAATACATCTCCAGATTTTGGAGAATAAGTAAAGTCTGCGTAAGGAAAAACTATTTCTCCGCCTACATAATCATTTTCACTTCTTACTTGATCCAAAGAAGATACAGAGTTATTGAAGTAAATTAATCCACCTAAAACATTTCTTATTGCAAGTTGTTGATCTGGTTCTGCTCCTGGCTGATAGTTGATGTCGTTGTCGCAGTGTTTTCCAAATCTTCCACCTTTTCCATATCCAACTATATGGCCCTGGGTTCTCCACCATAAACAGGGTAGCATCATAGGATAAAACTCTACATACCTTAGCATGCAGTAATACAGCACATCTTCGCAAGCTTGAAAAAAGTTATGATACTTTTGATCCAAGCTACCATCAAGAAAATTCATTATATGATTACAGGCTATTTCTACATCTTCCAATGAATACCTATGGCCACTTCTGTTTACTGCATAAATTGGATCACCAAATTCATCTTTAATAAAAGTAAAATCGTCCTTTAAAGCCTTAAGTCTTAGTGATCTTGCAAAATCTAGTATGTACTCATGGCTTTCCATCGGAATTACGTTCTTAAAAAGAACAATTCCCATTTTGTGCACTTCTATGTTTTCTTCTTTAATTTCGAACATCATGGCCCTAGGCTGCCTCTGCTAACTAGACTGTGTGAAATGATTGTTTTTCATCATTGAGTCAATCATTATATGATACAGTATAGCGTATGGTTATGCAAATTAAAACAAATCCTGTAAGAATCGCAGAAGAAATATATCAGATCAAGAACTATTTTACGGAAGATGCTTTTGATTTATTGTATTCAGATATATCATTAAAAATACTTTCATGCAATAAAGATGAAAATATAACATATCAAGACATTGATTATGAATACTATCCGGAATATAAAAATGATAATCCTCCTAAAACTAAAGTTAAAGTACCTTCATCGAGCGTTCACTTTATAGAGCCTTACAAAACCGAATTTTTAAATAAGACGAGAGAAAATTTGTCTTCAATATATCAAACTACAATATATGAAGAAAAAGATGCTAGTGTAGTTGTATTTTTTCCAGGAGAAGGGATACGAACACACTGGGATGGAAGTGTAGATGTGCCTACTTATGGTGGTCATCCACATAGAGATTATAGTAGTGTATTTTATTTTAATGAAGATTTTGAAGGTGGACTTTTACATTTTACAGAGATCAATATAAAAATAAAACCTGAGCCAAATATGCTATTACTATTTCCAACCACAATACGCTATTCACATCGTGTTGAAGAAGTTACTTCTGGAATTAGAATGATGAGTCCATCCTTTTGGTGCTCAGACAAAAAGGACAGAAATATTTAGGGCATTAACTGCTCATTATAGTCCTGCAGACTCAATACATCGTTTCTTATATTTGGAAGCCATTCAAGATTATCTCCATTGCCAGATGTTCCATCTGCACTTTTTGGTATTCCATAAGCAAAAAATTCTAAAAACACATATCGTGAACCATTTATTACAGGAGTGACTTCATGTGTGCCAATATAGTTAGATGGATAGACAACAGCGCTACCTGCCTTAGGCATATAATCTAAGCCTGTATATTTAAATTTTATATGCCCACCAGTAAAATTCTCACCATTAAGCTGATCTTCATTCTCCACACAGTCGTTAAGGTATAAAGCGCTGCTGAGTGTATTGTGGATTGGGAATTCATTCTTTGGCATTTCGTCAAACTCAAACTGGATTGTATCATCACAATGAGGACCTATGCCCCTACCATTATTGTAACCTGCTATGTGGCCACTGGTTTTCCACCATATAGAGGGAGTAACTTCCGGGTAAAGCAAGCAATACTGCACTACGCATTTATACAGGCCGTCTGTACATGCTTGCATAAATTGTTTTCGCTCTTCAGTAAGCGTTCTGCCATAGGTGGCAAATCTTTCTGGAGCTTTAAGTACATCGCTTAATTCAAATTTAAAGTTTGTTTTATTTACTGCAGAAGTTATACCATCTTTTTCTACGTAAGTAAAAATAGTTTCTTCTTTTTCTTGTAGCCATGAAACGTATTCTTTTAAAAATGCTTGATCTACGTTAATAACGTTATCAAATGAAACTACTCCACCACCATGATTATGATACTTTATTGACATACTGTATATTCACTTCTGGTTGACCATCGCATGCTTTGCCTATCATTTGTTCATTACTACTTGCGTCTTGTTTATCATTTGATTTTTCTATAGATTCTACATTTGATGTTTCTGCATATTGCACAACGCTTCTAACTTGATAAATAGGATTCCATCCCATTTGAACACCGCTTTTTTCTATATTTAAATTGCTATACATTGAAAAGGGAGATCTGCAATATAGTTCATAATCATCATAAATATTGTCCATCCAAACAGGAGGGCACCATTCAAAACTTTCATCTGCTTCTGATATAAGAATGTTTGTTGCAGGTTCGCTTGAACCCTGTCCAAAGAATGTAAGATAAGTATATCTTACTCCATCTCCCATTTTCCCTACTTCATGCGCAGCCAAATAGTTTGTTGGGAAAAATATTATATCTCCTTTTTTTGGAACATAAGATACTCCAAGATGAACAAAATTTAAATGTCCACCCATAAAATTTTTTCCATTCAGTTCTTCTTCTGATTCAACGCAATCATTAAAGTATACTAATGCACCACATGTTTGCCTAGATGCCATCATGCCTCTCGGCATGTATCTGATACCCTTACTGACTTTATAGTTAGTATCATTGTCAGCGTGACAACCTAGCACTCCTCCATCGCCGTATCTAAGAATGTGACCTCTTGTTTTCCACCAGATACTACCCAACATTAGTGGATAGTGATCTATGTATTTTAAAAGAGATTTATATATTTGATCTTCTAAGTAAATGAAAAAATCTTTTATCTGTTCAGTACTGTTTGGATTGACTGGAGCAAGAATCCTTATCGGAGTACAGGGGACATCTTTTTCTTCATATTTAAATCCGTCTTCATTAATTCCATATCTCTCACCATCATCTCCGGTTACCCATGTCCATCTATTCCTATGTGCTGCTTCAGACTCTGAATCTATATAATCTAAAACTAAATTTTCATCCATTTGAAAAGCATTCTTGAGAACAACTATTCCAGGAGCTAAAACTACAGCTTCAAGGCTTCCTATTTCTTTAAGCTCATCTTCTCCTATTGCAGGAGAAACTGGATAAGCTGTCTTACTACGTCTTTGATCGCCTTCGTTCATCCCAATACCTCATCTATCGCTTCTCTAATCGTCCATCCGGCACCTTGTATTCTTGGTATTTCGTCTAGTGGCATGTCTTGCCAATTAAATCTTGCAACCATAACTCCATCTTTACTGACCATAAACTTTTCATATCCATGAGGGATTCTAGCTATAGCTTGTCCAGCTACATTCTGACCCTTCTGAGCTGCGTCTGATTGGTTTGCAGCGGTGTCAGAGTAGCTTCTCTTTTCGTTGCCCTTTAACGCAGAAAAAAGAGGATGTTCATTTTTTCCATTTACATCTATTTTTTCAAAAAATGGAAACGTGACAAAAGGGTAGTGCTCTTTTATAAACGCACTTATTTCTTCATTAGTTCCAGGTTCTGTAGAAGCAAATTGATTACAGGGAAATGCTAAAACAGAGAATCCTCTATCTTTAAATTCATCATGCACTTTTTGAAGCTGCCAAAGCTGTCTACAAGTTCTGGCATAGGACCAAACTCTTGAACATTGTGGTTCATAGCCTGCTTTGCTGGAAACGTTAACCATCAATGTTAGCTTTCCCTTGTACTTAGATAGACCGTCTTCTTCACCATCTATAGTTCTAATTGGTATGTTATATATTGACATTATATGAATCTGCCTTAAAAATCATTTTTGGATATTCGTCTATTTGCACAGTTCCCATGATGCTATTATATAGAAAGTTACCTTCTATTTTAATAGAAGCTTTTTGTGGTGTGTCAACATTAAATTTTATTTCCAATTTTCCATTTTGTAATTTGCCATTATCAAAAATAGCGGAACCCATCTCTGTGGAAATACTACCTGAAACATGTGGAGTTATGGCGTCTAATTTAAGATTATAGTTTTCATCACCAAACGGCGTATCTATCACCATTTTCCATTCACCAATCATATGATCCTCACATTAATTTTACTAAGGTTTATATTATACTACAAAACCAAAACATTTTTATTCTACAAAAAATAATTTCTCCTCATAGCCTGAAGGAGGGTCGTCTTTATGCCATACATTAATTCCAACTATAAATCTTTGACTATTTTCACCACTTGGAGTAGTACCATGTAATATGCGTCCTGCGTCAAAATATACAACTCTATTAGGCCTATAGGTAATGATATCTCTTTTGCCAATTGGTTTATAGTATTTTTTTAAATGAGTCATTGTATATGGATCTTCTTCCGTAGTTAATAATACATATTCTTTTACTACATCTACGTCTACCCTGCCGGGGTGAATTTCCAAAACACCAGGATATACATTCTCGTCCACCTCAAAATGCGCATAGTATACTGCTCCTATCATCGGGCATCTAAATTCACCATTTTTTTCGTAGACAAAGGTATCTTCGTCTAAATGAGTTGGAAGAAACTGGCCGGGATTATAAGTTCTTGTCCAATATTCAAAACCAACTATCTCATCCAAATCGCAAGGTAAGTTATCTTCCCATATAGCTTTAACTAATCTTTTCTTTACAGTATCGCATGGGCTTCTCCACCAACCATCCCAAAACATCCAAGGAGAAAATACGGAAGCGTTATCATTATGATAGATATTTCCAGTTTTTAATTGCCTTGGACTTTCACCCATAGACGCAGGAAAAAAAGTAGGATCGTTTTCTATGTCTTTGAGAAGCTCTTCATCTTTGATGTAATCATCAATTATAACTATTGAATTTTGAGCTTTTTTAATTTTAGGATTTTGATATTCCATATTTACTCATAGTGGAATTCATTTAAAGAAAGAGCCAATGGTGGATTATCTTTATGCCAAACATTTATAATCATCACTTGTCTAATCCCAGAATTTGCTGGAGTGGTATTATGTATAACGTGACCAGCATCTAGTATTATTAATCTATTTCCTTTGTAGGCTATTCTTTCTCTTTCTTCCACAGGAGATATCTTAATGTTTTCTTTTTCTAAAGCTTCATGCGATCGATCAATTAAGGTGTGTTTGTGAATTTCCAAAAATCCACCATCTGTGTTTTCGCATCCGTATAATATTGCGCCATTTATTGGGCCGGTAAACACTTTATCCCTAGCATAAAGGAAAGTGTCTTCATCCACGTGTGTCGTAAGAAATTGTCCAGCCCTGTATGTTCTTGTCCAATATTCAAAACCAAGTATATCGTCATGCTGGTATTCTAATCGACTACCCCATATACTTTGTATTATTTGTTTCTTTAATGTATTAGCTGGACTGTTCCACCAACCGTCCCAGAACATATATGGTGCGTAGCAGCTTGCTTGCTCGTAGTGGTAGCTATTGAGCTCTGTAGCTATTTGGTCTCCACTACCCATTGATTCAGGATAAAAGTTAGGATCTTTTAGCATCTTTGAATAAAGATCTTTGTTTAAAAAATTATCTAATACAATCATTTTTTATTCCATCTATTGCGATTAAATCGCTAATTATTAATACTTGGAGAAACATAGACGTATAGATCCATTCTAAGTTCTGGATTTGTTACCATTGACTTTTTAAGTACGTCGGTAATACTATTGTTTGCTTCTACGTAAGATGGAACAAAGGCTTTAATAAACATTTCTTGAATATCTACAGTTTTTGGATCTAAACTATTTTCTATACAAAATTTATATATTATTGATTCAAATAATTCATTTTCTTTATCTAAGAATAATTGTGGGATTGATGGAGACAATGGATGAATAGAAGATAAAGATCCTAAAGTTCTATATCTTAAAGTTGAAATAAACCAATTTTTAAAATTAGGAGGAAGAATTTGATCTTCTTCTATTTTTCTTCTTGGGTCAGGGTCATTGCTTAAGTATCGTTCTAGTACAGTAGGGAAACTAAACTCTTCCATCTCCGTAATAATTTCATCTGAAAAATCAAGGTCTACCATTGCTTGATTACATTTTACTGGAAGTGAGGTTGTATTATTCCATGGATCATTGGCGCATTTAGACCAATGATATGCTGTCTTTAAAGCTCCAAATAGAGTTCTGCATATTCCCCCACAACCTGGCCAATTTATATATGCAGAATCGGGAATGTTTTTAAATGTAACCTTAGCAATGTGTATATTACCAACTGAATTAATTAAAGAGACGTGAGATATTAAATTGTCGGCAGTAAAATATGATATATCCAAAAGGGGTCCTGGTACCCCATTGGTTATGGTCATGTCGTGAAAACCTATAGCTCCATATTCCTCTAGGTCGCATCTTCCAGCTTGTATGTCAAGAAAAAAGTTTTTCCATTCTGGGTCATTCAGCAGCGTATCATAGTTTTCTATCAGTTTTGCAGCGGAGTTAAAAATCATAAATAAACTTTTATCTTTTTCATAATAACCGTCTATTATATCTGTTAACCATTCATAATTTTGATGATTAATTTTTTCAGTTTTATTATCTGAAATAACATAATATGTAAAATTGTTTTTAAAAACACCCAAATGAAAAAATGCAATTAAGGTTTGATCACCAATATCATATAAATCATATTCGGTATATTCCATAAACCCACTAGGGTAAAGGAGATTTATTGTGAAATCATCCTTAATACTGGTTATAGCATAGGCAGCATAGTTGCTTGGATCATATTCTTCGTGCGCCTTGATTTGCATTTTAACTCCTAGTTACAGTAAAGATATCTTATTGTCTATCTCTTTTATCTTATAGATTATATCATAGATGTCTTTTTCAGCTGTGCTATTTTCAGCGGGGATGAAGCTGTCTTCATCAAACTCTTCTAGATCTATGTTTAGTATTGACAGTCTTAAAATTAAAGCTTTTTCAAGTTCTGTTTTCACTAATTGATATGCTTCTTTTTTTTGTTCAGAAGATAGGCTAAATCGCATGCTTATACTTCTAGACTTGCAATTTCCTGTTTAATAATATTTAGAGCATCTAAACCCTTTTTTAATCGCCCACGTGCACCTACTACTCTTAGGTCACTTAAATCAATAGATGGATCTTCTTCTTCAAAACTGTTCTCATCAAATGTTACTGGGTCAATTTCCAGCACTATAAGAGCTTCATAGATATCCTTTTCATGTTTTGGGATATTTTCTTGCAATATTTCTAATTTAGTGCTTTTGTCTACATTGTTAAAGAGCATAACCATTCCTTTGGATTCTGGACATATATCACATATAGTACCAAATTATTTTGTAAATTTACCATTTTTTGTATCATCTGAAAATGGCTCAGCAAGTTTGATCAGCCCATCATGCTTTGGCCCAATTTGGTTACCGTTTTCATCTAGCCCACTTCTAATGCCGTTCATCCAAGTCCAAGGTTGTTCGTGAAGCTTTTTCATTTTTGCGTCGCCGTATGATTGACGTTTGGCCATTAGTTCTGGCTTATCCCAAAGATTCTCAACTACTACTTCTGTATTCTCTAGAAGATCATTGTTGTATATATTAAAGAACATAAATGGCATTCCTGCTTCAAATCTAACTGGTTCTCCAATTTTAGTAATTTTCCAATTCATATTAAATTCATCTGGCCACCAGGAGCTTGGTATGGTTGCTGATAGTGGAGCTGCGCCATCTACAAAATAATTTGGAGATCCTGATATCCAGGTGTCGTAACCTTCTTCGGTGTTGATGGCCCATCCTGTTGCAAAAGAAATAATCCCAATTATAGATGGAATTACCACTGGTCTTCCATCTAAGAATTCTCCCTCTAAAACTCTAGGAGTTGTATTTCCGCCATCCCATTGAACTACTACATCCTGTTGCAATATCAGTTCCCAACCATTTACATTAGCTGCAGACATGGGCAAACACTTATAAGCGTGCTTGTTGTAGGTTTCGTCCATCCAATCTCTCTTGAGTCTAGATTGTTGTATCTTTGGTGGATTTTGATGAGTTTTAGTTAATGTTATTTTCGTCATACTCTTCTTCTAGAAATTGTTCTATAACTTTTTTAATGTTTGCCAATGCGTCCTCAGGGGATGTACTTCTATTTCCACTGCTGTATGCTAAGTCTAATAAATCTGAATTACAAAATCTAACATACTTACTTCCATCTTTGGATACGATAAATTTCTCAAAATTTCCATTAATTACATTACTATTTTTTTGTAATTCTTTAAAAAGCGGATGCATATCTCCCTTTGGCTGACGAAAATCTATGTCAGTTTTATCGTGCTCTTCTCTTACTCTTTTATAGGCTTCTTTATCTTGGTTTGGATCTAAAATATTAACCATCTCAGAAAATGGAAAATCTGTATTATAAAGTTTTACCATATGATCTTTCATATTCTCGGCACTAGTGTTAGAGTCAGCAAACTCTCCATAGGCATCTTGGCAAAAATCTGTACTAGGGAGAGCTAAAGCTTCAAATCCCAAATCTTTATATTGATTGTAGATATCTTGAATAATTGTATACTGAGGAGAGTTTGCGCATTCTCCGGTTACGTTGAATAGTATAGAAACTTTTCCTTTAAGATTTGCTAAGATCCCATCTTCTCCATCTATGGATTTAAGTGGAAAATCATATATGTTATTATCTACATGTTCTACAAATGATTCTTCTGAATTTTGATTCATTTTTTCTCCTTTTATTATATTATTTTGTATAAATAAGTCAAGATCATCAGGCGTACCCATACCATGCATAGCATTTACTTTATGCGAAATGATTAATTTTTGATCTCCTATAGCCTCATTGTATACCGGGCATATGTAAAATTCGTCATTTGTTCTAATATTTTTTTGTATCATTTTATTAGCGTATTTAACATAATCTGAACCTTTTTTCCAGAAGTATATACCACAAGTAGCTTCATTGCTAATTACATCTTTTTCTGCAACTGCGTCAATAGTTCCAAAATCATTATTTTTAACGTAAGACCATTTGGGATCGGAATTTTCAAATGTTAATATTCCTCCATCTATGCCTTTTAGTATAAAATTGTTGATTATGAGATTAATATCATCGTCTATGTATTGATCAATATTTGCTATAACTAGATGATCATTATTATCTATTAAGTCTTTTGCTAGCAAGCTAGATGATACTGCGCCGGGTAGCTTGCCATTTTGTATAATAATTTTACCTTGATTTACATGCTTATGAATCAATTCTGCAATGTTATATAAATCTTGGTCTTCTTTTCTAACTATGAATATATATTCTGCTTCAATGCCAATATTTTCTATAACTATTTCTATCATCGTTTTATTATTTATTTTAATCATTGGCTTGATATCTTTATAGCCAGCATCTTTAAATCTAGAACCTTCTCCAGCCATTGGTATCAAGACTTTAATTTTTTGCTTTTGTTCATTATTCATAATAGTATTTAAATAATTTCTTGATTGTTTAATATTTCAACTGATAAATCTTTCCAGTCAGCTTGAATGATAGTATACCAATTTCCAGTTTTAATGTAATTTAAATATTTGTCTAGTGTATTAACACGAGTTGGATTAAAGAAAATTCTAAACTTTTGATCATCAAAAGGATGAGCAATTTCTATTATTTTTGTTTTTTTATCAGCAAAAATAGCGTTACATAATCCACTTCCTTGAAGACTAATTATTGTATTAGAATTTTGAATTAAGCTTATTTGTTCAATATAACTTAATTCTTCAAAGAAAACTTTTTTAATTTGTTTTTCTTTTTTATTAAAAATAGTTTTTAACAAATCTATAAACTTATTTTCGTCTAATATTGTTCTATCAAGATATGTTTTACACGTATTAAGAAAATCTTTTGGGTTAATTGTTTCTTGTTCTAACATTTTTTTAAAATCTTCATTAAACTTATTTGAATAATTTTCTCTAGAAATATACAATACATCAATTTTTTGATCAAATTTATTAATGTATTTTTTATGCCTATTTACCATAAGGGATAAACCAAATAGGCAAGTTTCGTAGCCTGGGAATGTAAATGGAAATTCTATATCAGCATCTACATAATCTTGGACTAAAGATCTTGAAGCCCTGTAGTACCTTGTCATTTCTGACATATTTGACATTTTATCTCCAGAAACTAATTTTACAAGATTAAATTTTTTATCTATTTCATCAGATATTAAAGCATTATCGTCATGTATGATGTACACTTCTTCTATAAGTACATTTTCTTCACCATTAGAAAAAATGTCTTCATTATTTAAATTAAATTCCTTTTTATATATATCAAATATGCCTTTATGGTAAGCATGGTCGTGATGGTCAAATATAAAAAATGGTTTTATTTCACTATCAAAATCATTAAGTGTTTCAAATTGACTATAGAATTCAGTAAATCCATGGAATATAGGAGTAAAAGCTAAGACTACAAATCTTTTACCACTAACTACTCTTGTTGGATAATCATTTTCTTCTACGCAATTTTGATTTCTGTTTTCTCCTTCTTTAAATGATTTTATTAATAAATTTTTTAATTTTAATATTTGAAATTTATTTTTTGATTCATATTTTTGATCTTCATCTAAAGTAATTGTAATTTCATGGTCAATAAATTCAACATTTTCACAGTCAACTGCAATTTGAGCAGTTGTGTATTGAATGTTTCTAGTAAATTTGCTAGGAATTTTTTCAATTTTATTTGTATCAAATATATAAAAATAAAAATCATTTTCCAATTTAATCAGCCTTTAATAGAGTTGGCAGTGGTGCCGTTTCAATTCCAGAAGAAGGTGTTTTTGATTGGCCAATTTCATTATAGTTATACATTGTAACTGCACTATATTTAGTGCCTTTAGTTACTTCCATTGATCCATGTGCATAGATATAGGTTGAAGGAAAGAATATGACATCTCCCTTTTGAGCTTTAAATTTAAGGTTTAGATAAGGGAACCAAAGCTCTCCTCCTTCATAGTCATCATTGAAGAATCCGACTGAAGAAAGTGTGCAAAAGTATGAAAAACCTGAATCTGTATGGACTTGGAAGTGCTGACCTTCTCCGTACTTTATGAAGTTAATTGCTTCCATAAACTCCATCTTAAAATTATATCTTCTTTCATAATCCGCTAAGCAAGTCTCTAAGATAGAGTTATAGTCATCATAAACATTCTTAATCTCAGATAGTTCTTCTGGAAGATGGTCCCAGTGCTTTGGTCCTATTTTTAAATCATAGCAATCTCTATACTCTGGCATTTTTTCGTTATATCCAACCATAGCTTCATTCCATTTAAAATAATCATGGTCACTATCAACAAGAGTGTCTTCTAGTCTTTTAGGAATGTTAACGCCGTCTGGTACTGCGTTTCTGTAGAGTATTACTCCTAATTTTGGGTCTTCTATATTAAAAATTTCCAATTCAATCTCCAATTTATTACTAGCTTGCTAGTTCTGTCATGATATACTTTACCATAGCGTTTATTGAATAGTCAAATTTTGAAAATATGAGAGGCAAAATATGGAACAGTCACTCGTTCAACCAGGCCATTTTGGTAATTCTGTTAACAATATAAAAGTAATTGATAATTTTATAGAGCTAGATGATCTTAAGATTGTACAAAAATTTTTGCCCACCATCAACGAATGGATGGATGCCGGAGAGAATCAATATGCAGATGATGGAACTTGTATCTATGATGCCTCTTACTGGGCAAATAGGCAATGTAGTTGGGATATTCTTCAGAGAATTAATATTCAAGTTTATAATATAATTGATAAATACATTGAAAAAATGAAACAATTTTTAGAACAATCTTTTAATGTCGGTCTATCTACTAGGCCTCCAGTGATAATTAAATGGCGTCCTGGCATGGAACAAAGACCACATGCAGATAAGCAAACTAATGACGGTAAACCAAATCCTTTTCCAACTTATGATATAAATTCATTGTTTTATTATAATGATAATTTTCAAGGTGGAGAATTATACTATCCCGACCATGATTTAACTGTAGTTCCAAAACCTGGCTTAGCTGTTGCTCATCCTGGAGATATCAATTATCTACACGGAGTCAAGCAAGTTGTCTCTGGAGAAAGATATACTACTCCATCTTTTTATACCATTACTGAGTTAAAGTAAAAAAGACTAAGCTTGCAAGTCGCCCAAGGCTACCCAAGTATCAGTAGCTCTCTTGATTAACGTGACAGAAGACCATTGAGCTCTTAAGTTAGCTCGGTTTGCTGTGCCTTGCGGTGTAGCATTTAACGTTACGCCTGCAGTTACTACAATGCTTGTAGCTCCTGCTCCTGTTTGAAGAACTGTAATTTGACTTCCAATTGGAAAGGCTACTGATGCATTTGTTGGGATTGTTACTGTATTAGCTGAAGCAACACTCATTTCAATCATGTCATCTTTGTCATTTAACACTAATGTGTAACTAGCAGTTTGTGCATTTGTTATAACATTAGAAGAAGCAAAGTCTAATGATATTGTTCCATTACCAACTTGTAATTTTTTATTAGTAGTATCCCAAGAAAGTCTTGCATCTGTAGTAGATGAACTAGTGGAAAGGGTTAGAGTTGGACTATTCGTTACTGGACTTGTAAAAGTTTTGTTTGTAAATGTTTCGGTTCCTGCAAGGGTTGCTAATGTGCCAGTAGTTGGAAGAGTTACCGATGTTGTACCAGTTGCAGTCAATGTAGTTGCAAATGCACCTGAAGTGGTAAAGTTTCCACCAAAAGTAAGAGTCTTACTTGCATTAACTATAAGGTTCCCAGTTATAGTTGTTGTTGATCCACTATTACCAATATTTATTGCAGTAGCATAAGCATTACCTACGCCTACTGATCCGACTGATGTACTTCCATAACCACCATCAATTGATACACTTCCACCATTGTTAGTTGCTCCGCCAGAAGCACTCCCTCCATACAGAGCTGCTGGACCACCAGATACTACCCCTGTTCCTACGGCGTCGGCTCCTGCTACACTGACATATGGAGCTGACTGATTTCCTGATCCATTTAAGTTATTAGGTTTAATCATCAGAGTTCCATAAACTGCACCACTTGTTGTTATTTGTGAGCCACCGCTTTGTCTGCCAACTACGGTTAAGATATTATTTATTGTTGTTGCTCCGGTTGCAGCACCAATGTTGAGTGCCGTTGCTGCACCTGCAAAGTTTATAGTTGTTTGACCAACATTCAGCAAGGTAAAGGTAGAACTTAGGCTATTTAACGAGGTTTCAATAGTTGGACTTGTTAAAGTTTTATTAGTAAAAGTTTCAGTTCCTGCGAGTGTTGCTAATGTACCGGTCTCTGGCAGTGTTATGCTAGTGTTGTCTGTAGTTGCAAGTGTGGTTGAATAAGCGCCGTCTTCTGTAGTAATTGTAAAGTTTCCGCCAAGAGTAATAGTTTTATCATAATTGACCCAATTGGTTCCATTGTATCTTAGCATTTGCCCAATTGATGATGATGTTATTACGGTGTCGGAAAGATCATTTAATACTGCTGAACCAAGACTTCCAGTCGGACCAGTCGGACCAGTCGGACCAGTCGGACCAGTAATGCCAACCTCGCCCTGTAAACCAGCAAGGGACACAGCCGCAGAGCTAAAAGAACCTTCACCTGCTTCATAGTCAGAATAAACACTGAAACTAGTGTCTTGAACAAGGGCTGTAATTTCACCGGTAATATATCCTGATGCTGCATTGACTTTTACGTGATTACCTAAAGCAAAAGCTCCAGTGTTAGCGGAAGTGAATACATAGGTAGTGCCAATAGTTCCATCAATGGAAGTTGCACATGATGCAGTAACTCCAGCATAAGCGCGTCCTGTAGAACCCGTAGGCCCTGTAGGCCCTGTAGGCCCTGTTGGACCAGTCAACCCAGTATCCCCAGTTGGGCCAGTTGGACCGGTGTCTCCAGTAGGGCCAGTTGGGCCTGGAGCACCTTCTGCTCCATTTATCCCATTTAATCCATTTATTCCAGGTTCTCCTTGTGGTCCGGTAGGGCCTGGAGCACCTTCTGCACCAGGCATACCTGGAGCACCTTCTGCTCCTGTAGGACCAGTATCCCCCATGGGTCCGGTAGGGCCGGTAGGACCGACCTCAAGGCCTGCTACGGCTATATAAACCGATATCCTGACTGAGTTAGAAGCTGGGGCAGAATCAAAATAAACTGTGATAGTGTTACTAGATGTAGCTTCCCAAGAAGTTAATATTAAACCATATGGAGAAGCTGCTTCTCTAACGGTTACACTTACATCTCTGCTTCCAAAATTATGGGTAAGAACAAATGAAGTACTGGTTCCATCTCCTACAGTTGCATTATAAACTGTGCCAGCTAAGCTAACTGCACTAGTGAATTCTACAATAGCATTAGAGCTATTCTTGTAAAATATTTTTCCATCAGCGTAGTTTAACGCCAATTCACCATGATCCAGCGTTGTAGGAGCCTGAGTTGGAGTTGCTGATCTTTTTATTTTAATAGTGTTAGCCATAGTAGATCTCTTTTACTTAAATACCGGTGGGAAAGACGGTGGAAAGAAAGGTGGAAAGAAAGGTGGAAAGAAAGGTGGGAAGAAAGGTGGAAAGAATGGTGGGAAGAATGGTGGGAAGTAAGGAGGGAAGTAAGGAGGGAAGTAAGGAGGGAAATAGGGGGGGAAATAAGGTGGGAAATAGGGGGGGAAATAAGGTGGAAAATATGGTGGGAAATATGGAGAATACTTAGTGTAAGCTACATCTTCTTTTCTAGGATATACCGTATTAGCAGCAGGTGTTTCAGATACAATCTCATCCAATCTAGTTAAGTTGCCACCAGAAGGATCGTTTAAGTTAGTATTAGATACAACTCCGTACGTCAAAACCCGCTGCTGTCAACTTAGGGTCAGCAACAACGGGCTTATCTCCAACTATGTTGGGTACATTATTTTTTCTTGGTCCTGATGAATTTCCGCTGCTAATAGCCATAATTTAACCTGTTGACAAATAATATATTATATTGACTTGTCATTTCTACTCCATAGATAAAGTGTCAGTTAATTATAGTCTTAGAACGTTCCACCGTCAAGTGTGTAGTTGCCAGCAGCTACGTCAGCTAAAGTTGAGCTATAAGCCTGTACGTTGGTCCCAATGGCCAATCCAAGCGCCGTACGAGCATCTCCAGCATTTGCTGAGCCAGTTCCACCGTTAGCAATAGCTATTGACGTACCAGTCCAAGTACCAGCGGTAATTGTTCCAAGTGTAGTAATGCTGTCATCGCCAGTATACGTGCCACCAGCCACTGCAGCGAGCGTAGAGTTGTAGGCCTGTACGTTGGTGCCGATTGCTAATCCAAGAGCCGTACGGGCTGCTCCAGCGTCTGTAGAGCCTGTTCCACCGTTAGCTATGGCTATTGCCGTACCATTCCATGTACCAGTTGCAATTGTTCCAACTGAGGTAAGGCTTGATGCCGTTACTCCTGAACCAAGAGTAGTAGCATTAAGTACAGAAGTTCCTGCAATCAGCAATGACTTACCAGTAACAAGGTTCATATTTTCAGATGAAGTCCATGCGTCAGTTGCGTCAATCCAGTTAAAGGTCTTGTCCGTATCGCCCTTAAGGGTAATACCGCCACCGTCTGCACCTGCATCTGTTGGAGAGGCACTTGAACCAAGCTCAAGGTTCTTGTCATCAACACTTACAGTAGTTGAGTTAATTGTAGTTGTTGTACCATTGACTGTCAGATCACCTGAAAGGGTAAGAGATGTACCAGTAGCAGCACCAATGTTTGGCGTTACAAGTGTTGGCGTATTAGCAAATACTAATGCTCCAGTACCAGTTTCATCAGATATAATTCCAGCAAGTTCTGATGATGAAGTAGCTGCAAAATCCGAAAGTTTATTATTAGTAAGCGCTACAGTACCAGTTGCGTCTGGAAGACTTACGGTTCTGTCGGCTGTTGGATCTACAACATACAGTGTTGTTTCAAAATCATTATCTGTCGTTCCCTCAAAAATGATGTTATGTGTTGCTGGAAGCAAGATACCATGAATAACTGGTGTTTGACCAACTGCCGTAATGGTTGGACCATTGATGGTTGGCGTAGTAAGAGTCTTGTTTGTAAGTGTCTGAACATTTGTAGTTCCAACTACTGCACCAGTTGCACCATGTGCTTCTGTTGCTGATGTATGAGTCGTTAAGTTGCCAGCAACTGTTGATGCTGAACCATACGCATCATAAGTATTTGCGGTTACTGAAATTGCACCTGTTGAGTCAGTATAGGTAAGACCTGTGCCAACTGCATTTCCAACTGCATCTTGTGCAGCTTCATTGAAGTCTGTAACTGCACTTGCTGGGATAGCAATTGTTGCAGTTCCAGCTGCTGTTAAACGGCCCTGTGCGTCAACTGTAAAGGTTGAAACAGCTGTAGCTGAACCAAATGAACCAGCAGTTACTGTAGTATTGTCAAGGTTTAAGGTAAGCGTGTCAGTTGCAGAGGCTACTGATGTTAGGCCTGTGCCTCCAACTATAACAAATGTATCTCCACCAGAAATGGTGAGATTGTCACCATCATCTGCATCTACTGTAAATGAAGTAGATATAGAAGCTGTTCCAGCTGCTGTCAAACGACCTTGAGCATCAACCGTAAAGGTTGGGATTGCGCTAGCTGAGCCATAGGAACCAGCTGATACGGCGGTGTTGTCAAGGTTAACCGTAACGGTATCTGTTGCTGAAACAACTGAGCTTAAACCTGTGCCACCAGAAACTGTTAACGTATTGCCATTGGCAATTGTTTCAGTAGTTCCAGTGTCTCCAGCAAAAGATAGCCCAGTAAATGAGCCACTTGCGCTAACTGCTGAGTCTACATATGCAGT